TTTTACTCGAATTCAAAAAAAATATTTTGCATGGCGACCGCATAAACTGGGATGATTATTTTATGTCAATTGCCGTTTTAGCTTCTTGCAGATCGCCTTGCGCTAGATTGAACGTTGGTAGTGTTATTATAAAAAATAATAGAATTATTTCGATGGGCTACAATGGATATATTTCTGGTGCACCGCATATAAGCAGAATTATTGATAATCACGAACAATCAATAATTCATAGTGAAGTAAACGCTATTACAGATTGCGCCAGGCGCGGGGTTTCTCTAGAAAACTCAAAAATATATGTTACGCATTATCCATGCCCAAATTGTTTTCGAACTATAGCGGCGTGCGGAATAAAAGAAGTTGTGTATTTGAAAGATTATAATAATAGCGATATTGTTTGCGAACTAGCAAAAGACTCCTCTATAATATTGCGAAAACTATGATTTATTTTTTATTTTTTGTTTTTGTTTTTATTTTTATTTTTGTTTTTGTTTTTGTTTTTGTTTTTGTTTTTGTTTTTGTTTTTTAAACATGTGTCATTGTTGAATTTTTTTCATTTAAAACAATTATGCTAGCCGTTTCAACTAAAAGACCATTTGCAAATACTCCATAATTCTTATAATAGTTGTCTGATTCCAATGCTAGGTGCCATATAGTGTGTTGACCTGCTTGTTTATATGGTTCAGTTTTATCATCTAAGAAAGCGAAAAGTCTATATCTTTCATCTGTAGCAAAAATTCTTTCTGCGCATTTAATAGTTTCTTCTCTTTGTTTATCAGTTAATTCATTAACCAAAATAGAATGGCATCCAGTAAGAACTAAATCTTCAATTAGTCCTGGGTACTTTTCTCGACTGCATTTATAAAGGCGATCTTTTATGCGTTGGTCGTGACCGGGATTATTTATAGTTGAATAGCATATTGTGTGAATCGCTTTAAAACCATCCATTGTGGTTTTAACCAAGTCTCCTTTCCTTAAAGTTTCAATTGGAACGTAGGTCGCTGTATTATTAACTAATGCAAGAATTTTTGTTCCTTCAAGTAAACAAAAAAGTTGGCTTGTTCCATCCGTGTAAAAAGGCGAGTTTCCTGTTGGCTGTAGAGTTAAATTTGTTTGATAAGAAAAATTTGTAGGAGTTATTCTATTAAATCGTGCAACAATCCAATTCATATGATTAGACTCATTTCCTACTTCTCCACTATTATTAAAAAGAGTCGCTCCCTCAAACATAGAATCCATATTAGTAACATTGGATGTATCCCAATATTCATTTTCAGCGTCATACGAAATATTTTTATTAAAACTTGTTGCACCACCAAACATAGCAGACATATCAGTAACTTTGGATGTGTTCCAGTTTCCTATATTTTGATTAAAGTTTGTTGCGGCACAAAACATAGCATGCATATCAGTAACTGCGGATGTATCCCAGTTTCCTATATCTTGATCAAAATTTGTTGCACCAAGAAACATTTGATTCATATTAGTAACTTTGGATGTATTCCAGTTTCCTATATTTTGATTAAAACTTGTTGCAAGACAAAACATAGAATACATATCAGTAACTGCGGATGTGTTCCAGTTTCCTATATCTTTATCAAAATTTGTTGCATGTTTAAACATAGAATCCATATGAGTAACTGCAGACGTGTTCCAATAGTCATTTACAGGGTAATACGAAATGTTTTTGTTAAAACTTGTTGCACCATTAAACGTATTAGACATAGTAGTAACTTTTGATGTATTCCAGTTTCCTATATCTTGATCAAAATTTATTGCATCTTTAAACATACCACTCATATTAGTAACATTAGATGTGTTCCAATAGTTATTACCAGATTTATATGAAATATCTTGATTAAAATTTGTTGCACCATCAAACATACCACCCATTCCAGTAACATTGGATGTATCCCAGTTTCCTATATTTTGATTAAAACTTGTTGCATTACGAAACATAGAATACATATCAGTAACTGCGAATGTGTTCCAGTTTCCTATATCTTTATCAAACTTTGTTGCATCACGAAACATATTACGCATATTAGTAACATTGGATGTGGTCCAGTTTCCTATATTTTTATCAAAATTTGTTGCATTACGAAACATAGAATCCATATTAGTAACATTGGATGTATTCCAGGTTCCTATATCTTGATTAAAACTTGTTGCGCCAGAAAACATAGAATACATATCATTAACATTGAATGTATTCCAGGTTCCTATATCTTTATCAAACTTTGTTGCATCATGAAACATAGAGTTCATGTCAGTAACTTCGGATGTATCCCAGTTTCCTATATTTTGATTAAAATTTGTTGCACCATTAAACATAGAATACATATTAGTAACTTTGGATGTGTTCCAGTTTCCTATATATTTATCAAAATTTGTTGCACGAGAAAACATATTACTCATATCATTAACATTGGATGTATTCCAGGTTCCTATATCTTGATTAAAATATGTTGCACCTTCAAACATACTACTCATATTAGTAACATTTAATGTATACCAACCACTTATATCAGAATCAAAAGTATAGCAATTACGAAATGTCGCAGAAAAACTAGTATTTGTCAAGATTGTTGGCGCGTCTATTGCTACAAAAATCAAACTAGACAACTCATCAAATTGATTCCCTTGTTTGGACAAAGGAATTCCTCCGAATTGTGTTATTGTTAAATCGGTAAATGCATTATAATAAGTTGATACATTTTTAAACGAAAGACCATCGTTGTTATTAATTTCTGTATAAACAAACTCAATAGTTACTTCCATCGTCTTATCGACTACATTGTAGCTACTATTCAAGATTGTAAAACTTCCTTCTGTGTTAATAATAGGCAATTTGCTCGATACGTCCGTTGGCTCGCTTTCAGGAAATTTAAAGCTGTAAATAAATCTTCTATCCATTATTATATTATTTATAAATAAAATAATAATAATTACATTCTTAAAATTGTTTCAAATAATAATAATTCATTACCTGATGTATCTGAAAAACTCCTATTTACTCCTCCATTTCTTAATAATTCTGTCAATGCTTGTGTTGCTAAATTTAAAAAAACGTTTCCGGATGAATCTGTTTCATAATTTGCAGAAGTTGAAGGAATAGAATTATTTTCACTATTTTCATTTGCTTCTGGTCTTGTACTAGAATTAGGTGTAACACCATTTCTTGTTGGTATGGTTGTTCTGCTTCTTCTAGAGTGTCGTCTAATATCATATCTACAAACTGGACATCGAGAATTATTTTGAAACCAGTTATTTAGACAAATTGAGTCAAAAATGTGTCCACAAGGAATAATTTGACTTACATTTGTCTCATTTTCAAATCTATCTAGTGTTATTGGACATGATGTATTTATTGGATTTTCAATCGTTCCAAAAGTTGTATTTAAAACTGCCTCTTGCAATTCTTGATTTGTTACTCTTGGCTCAACATAATTTTGAAAAGTATTATTTAAAAACGCGTCACTAAATAAATTATTTAAAGTATTTCTTCTGAATGTTTCATTTGTTCTAGATGGAAATTGAAATAATGCTTCGGGCATAATATAGTCTATAGTATAGTATCTACCATTGTAAAATATATTATTTTGTCCGTTAGTTTGGCTTTGAGGTTGCGTTTGCGTTTGCGTTTGTTGATGTGATAGTGGAAAGTTATTTTGTTGCAATGGAACGCGATGAAAACGTTCGTCAAAATGTCTTCTATTTCTGTTTCTATTTGTATTTATATTTGTATTTGTATTTGTATTTGTGTTTCGACTACCATTGATTCTATTTCTTAAAAGGTTTATATTAAAGTTAATATCAAGATTATTCAACTCTAAAATGCGAATAGAATTCCTAACATCATTTAATGTTTCATCGAGCCTGATAATTTCTCGCATAGTGTTATTGTGTAACTCAATATACATGTTTAACAAAACGCTTTCCATGTCATATTGGCTATTTAAAATATTATTTGACATATAAATATTAAAGAAAATCCGTTTAAATGTATTAACATAAATAATAAATACGCTAACTATGAATTTTGAAAATTATAACGGAAAAGGCTTAACTGGTTTGGCGAATCTCGGAAATACGTGTTTTATTAATTCATGTTTACAAATATTATCTCATACATATGAATTAAATGATTTTTTGCTAAAAGAAACATACAAAAAGAAATTAAATAACAAGTTCGAGTCCGCTCTTTTACTAGAATGGGACGACTTAAGAAAAATGATGTGGAATGAAAACTGCATCATTTCTCCAGGTAAGTTTATAAAAACTATCCAAAAGTTGGCATCTATTAAAAAAGTTGATATATTTACTGGTTATGCACAAAACGATTTGCCGGAATTTTTATTATTTATTATAGAGTGCTTTCACATTTCATTGGCTAGGGAAGTTAACATGACTATTACGGGGTCGTCTATTAATGAAACGGACAAAATGGCAGTGGAATGTTTTGAAATGATAAAAAAGATGTATGCAAAAGAATATTCAGAGATTTGGAACATGTTTTATGGTGTTCATGTATCACAAATTATATCTATAGAAACTGGAAAAGTGCTTTCAATGAGCCCTGAACCATATTTTATGATAAATTTGTCAATTCCTCAGAATAACAAGTCTCCGAGTTTAATTGATTGTTTTGATTTGTATGTTGAAGGCGAAAAGCTTGAGGGTGAAAATGCTTGGTTTAACGAATCAAAAAATGAAAAAGAAGATGTTAAGAAGAAAATTAGTTATTGGAGCTTTCCAAATATATTGGCTATCGATTTGAAACGTTTTAATCCAATGAATCCAATGAACAAAAATCAAATATTAGTAACATTTCCTTTAGAAAACCTTGATTTATCAAAGTATGTTGTTGGATACAAAAAAGAGTCTTACGTTTACGATTTATATGGAATAGCAAATCATTCTGGCGGGCCAATGGGTGGTCACTATACTGCACACGTTAAAAATTCAAATGGAAAATGGTATCATTTTAATGACACGAATGTAAATGAAATAGGTAATGATAATGAATTGATCACTTCTAAAGCATATTGTTTATTTTATAGAAAAAGACAATAACAACTTTGCATTTGCATTTACATTTATAATTACAATTACAATTACATTTATAATTACAATTACATTTATAATTACAATTATAATTGTAACTCTCTATTACAATTATAATTGTATTTGTAATAGAGAGTTACGATGAATATTAAATTGACTTATTAAGTTTTTATTAACTAATTATATATTAATGGAAGTATCGCCTAACTCAACAACGCAACCTTTAAATATGTATGACTATATTAATAATTATTTTATGAGTCCGCCAGTTTTTACAGCGTTAATTTTAGTAGTTCTTATTATAGTTGTTATATCAATATATTTAGGGAAATTTTCAAATAACGGATCACTTGCGACAACAACGCCTGACGTAAGTCAAGGAACAAACGGAATCGTGAAAATTTATGGAACAATAGCTTTAGTTTTGTTCATAGTTCTTGTTATTGTAAATGGTACTCAATATTATTTTGGAACAAACTTTTATTCTTCCATAACAGGATTGTTTTATGGAAATCCTGAGGTTGATATAAAGGTAATACCAGAAGATTCGCAACTTTCTGTTCCGCTGCCTAAATCAACAATTAGTAACATTTTAGGAATGCCATCTGTAGAAGAAATTAACAATATTGATCAAGTATTTAATATTCCAGGAAACAAATATACATATGAAGACGCAAAAGCTGTTTGCTCTGCATATGGCTCTCGTTTGGCCACATATGAAGAAATAGAAAGTGCGTATAATTCTGGAGGCGAATGGTGCAACTATGGTTGGTCTAATGGACAAATGGCATTATTTCCAACACAAAAAACTACATATAATAATTTACAAAAAATAAAAGGGCATAAACATGACTGCGGAAGACCGGGAGTAAATGGTGGTTATATAGCAAATCCAAATGTTAAGTTTGGAATAAATTGTTATGGTCATAAACCAAAAATAAATCAAGAGGAACAGCACTTAATGGATGTTACAACGCCATATCCTAAAACAAAGGAAGATTTAGATCTTGAAAATCGTGTCTCTTATTGGAAGAATAAAATAAACGATATTTTAGTTTCGCCTTTCAATTATACCTCTTGGAGTAAAATCTAAGAAATTTATATCATACTCACTATCCATATGATATAATTTGTTTACAAATTTTTTATGCTTGTCGTATTAAATATTTTTTACAATTATTTCAATAATTTTAAAATTAACATGCAAAATAATAGTTAATACAAAATAAAAATAAAATTTTCTAGTAAATTTTATAAATGAGTTAAAATTTATAAAAAATTTATTTATAAAATTATCTTCATTATTAAAATAAAAAAGAATAAAAGGATATCCATTAAAAATGTCATCAAAGACAAGTATGTTAAGTTTATCCCTGCATATTGGACAAGATTCTTTTGTAAGTATCCAAGTATTTAAACAATCATTGTGCACATAACATTCGCATGCGCATTTTTTTTCTAATATTTGATTTTCACAAGTTTTAAAGGAGACTTCAGATAACTTTGAATCCGTCTTTTCTAAGCATACGATACAAAAGTTACTAACAAACTCCTCTTCTTTCTCTTCAGCTTCTTCTTTGATTTTTTTTTTAAAAACATCATAATTTTTTGCAAAATCTTGGCGATTGTTGGTTTGAAAATACATATTATATTAGAAAGTTATTTTTACTTTATTTTTTTACTTTGTTTTTGTTTGTTTTTTGTTTGTTTTTTGTTTGTTTTTGTTTGTTTTTTGTTTGTTTTTTGTTTGTTTTTTTTTGTTTTTTGTTTTTTTTTTTTTTTTTTTTTGTTTTTTTTTTTTTTTTTTTTGTTTTTTTTTTTTTTTTTGTTTTTTTGTTTGTTTTTTTTTTTTTTTTTTTATTTTTCTTTGGTCTTCAATTTTTCTGGATTTTCTTTTATCTTTTTTTTGGTTAACTTT